AATGGAAGCACCTCTCTCATTTAGTGGTTTTTCGCTACTGGATGGCCTCGCCGAATCGCCGGCCCGCCTGAAAGTATTCGTGGATCAGATTTACGCTGCCGGTCAATCGGGACCTTACGCTACCACTAAATATCCTACTTGGCGAGAGAGGTTCGCCCGAGTAAGCCTCATCTTCGGAAGGAAAGATTTGAGGCGAGACTATGACATGAGCAACTGCTTTGTGCCCGCAACTCCCAGGCGGAGTGACAACGGACACCCTGAGTCAGGAGCGTCAAGAGACGCGGCACGGGAAACGGCAGATAGCTTCGTTCAACTCAATGGTTACACGAAATTTGAAGTCAGCTCCGGAGGCTACGGTGAGCCCGAGGAACGCGGACAACATCAGCACATCGCTGTCGGCGACTTGCACACCGGTATTTTCCACGATGAACCGAAACCTTCGGATTGCATCGTGTGTATGGATGTGGACTATTACGTCGAGGACTGGGCAGAACTCCTGTACGCAGGAAGCCCGCTCTTCGCCTATACGTTCGCTCCAGAAGCGGTCGCTGGCATGGACGGTGAGTGCCGTTTTCGCATCAAGGACGACGTGGTAACCTACGAAGCATCTGGGGGCGGAAAATGGGTCCACAAATTGTGGAATTGGTCAACTTTTGGAGAGTTCTTTTGCGTGAAAACACCTCGACATCACCTTACTCCCGGAAAGTGGATACTTTCATGGATCGGGATCAAGGAAAGAACCTACTACAAGAAGATCGTGTACCGTCCCTATCCCAGCCGTCACCGTGCGATAGTTTTGGCAATGCCACAATTCCGGACCACGGGCTGGGGGAAACCCCTTGCCCCTGGTCTGGAGCGACTGGGCTTTGAAGTGCCCAACCGGAAAGGATGGAACTCAGTCGTCTACTTCAATGCGGACAATGACCTCATGATCAATCTCGGATACTCAGGCGAAGATGCAAACCTGACGCTCCCGAAGGAACATTACGACATACTAATGTCGCTCGACTCTCCACACTCTGTGACCACAAGGATGATTGGATTCGGCCACAAGGAGACATATCAGCTAGCTCTGATGTCGCAGCATTATTCCGGGAAAGTCAGACAGGCAGGGGACCTACTACGATTGGGACGACCGGCGAAGGTCGTCGAAGTCCACTGGCCACTATCATCCCACTACGAGGACAAGTCAGGCGTGAACTGGCGTGCCATATCGCCCGCTCTCCTGCCGGATCCCGCGCAGGTGCCCAACATTAAGCGGATTGAAGCGATCAGCAGAAGCATTGACGAGCGGATCACATTCGTTCGTAACGACAAGTCACCCAAGGTGTGGTACTTCAAGCTGGCCCGAGCTTTTGTTCGGGAGTTGGTTCCCCTTCCGGGGGTTGGAGTGCCGTACTCATGGGAGGAGACCATCGAGATGCTGACAAAACCCACGCAAGTTCTCGCCGTGCGCAGGATACTTGAGACACTGGATGTGACACCCCGGCGTTTGATCGAGGCATTCATCAAGAACGAGCCCGTCAAGAAGAACGGCCGGATAATATCGTCTTTCCCAGATGCCCGGTATTTGGTCGCGTTGTCACGATACACGCTGAAGTTTCGGGATGAGGTGCTGCACGACGTTGAGCACGTGCCCTGGTTCATGCCAGGGAAGACCCCGCCCCAGATTGCGAAAGCAGTAACCGAGTATGTTGCGTCGATCGAACAACCCATGGAGGTCGACTTTGCCAATTTTGACGGCAGGGTCTCCCCCTTTCTGCAAGGAAATGTGGTCAACGCAGCGTACCTCAGGTACTTTGACAGTAGCTTCACAGAAGAGCTTGGGCCTCTGCTTCGGCAGTTGATTCAATGCCCTGCGAGAGCGAAACGGTTCCGCTTCAAGTACGAAGCCGGGCCTGGGGTTAAAAGTGGATCACCAACCACGTGCGACGGAAATTCCCTCATAAACGGATACGTGCAGTTCGCTGGAAAGATAAGTGCCGACCCAACCATCAGCTACAACGAAGCCTTCAGGCTCGTCGGCCCTTTGTTCGGTGACGATTGCATCGCGGAAGAAGACATCCGCAAACCGTACATCAAGGTGTGTAACAACCTAGGCCTTGTCGCCAAAATTGAAGATTACAAACCCGACCAAGGATTAACATTCCTGTCTCGTGTTTACATCGATCCCTCGAAAACGACTACAACCTTCCAGGACCCGTTGAGGACGCTTATGAAGCTGCACCTCACGGGCAGGGACATTAACGTGCCTGTGGCTGATGCCGCCTTGGATAGGGTGGAGGGGTACCTGACTATCGACAAGCTAACGCCAGTCGTGTCAACGTACTGCCGCCTAATCCAAAGGACCTATAGGGACAGCGCGTCTACGCAGGTCGTGCGTGAGGGGCGAGCGGACCGATTCATGGACAAGCCGTATTGGCTAGTGTCGGGGGAAGCTTCGTGGCCGCAAGAGCAAAGCGACATCCCAGAGATCGAAAAGATCATGGCGAACAGACTAGGGGTATCCCCCGGGGTACTCCATGACTACGATAGATGGCTCA